TAGCATAACCAATCGAAATACCATATTCACTTGAATGATTTGCAACTATTTTAGCAGTTGCGTTTGATAAAAAACTTGAATAGTCAGAAGAAGTAGTTATACTTCCGTGTTTAACGTGAATCCCCGCACTCGGATTATCAGTCCCTATTCCTACATTACCACTTGAGTCGATACGCATTCGTTCTGTGCCAGTTAAACTATTGTCGTGATGTGTTATAATAAAACTTGAATCAGCTCCACTTGTGCCTCTTTTTGCACTTATAGCATATCCATAATTATCAGCAGTAGAAGTTGCTAAAGCTATTGCAGTTGTACCAATATTGTCAGTTTGTGCTGAATTTGATAATTTAATAAATGGATTTGAAAATGCACCTGATATTTGTTGCGGTTGTTCTATTTGAACTTTAGAATTAATACTCGTAGTACCTATCCCCACTCGATTGTCAGTACTATCAACGTATAAAGTGTTTGTATCTACTGTAAGGTCGCCTGTGATTGTAGCAGCTCCTACTTCTATTGAGTTAGTAGTAGTGTTGCCTCTTGTTGTAACAGCATCTAAAGTGTCGCTTTCTGCTGTGAGGTAAGTGTTAGAATCTATTGAGCCATCTGCTTTTAAGAACTCTGTAGATGATCCTCCTGTTTTTACAATTGTAGTGGCCTCTAATCCTGCTACCTGAATGTCTGCTAAAGCATATCCTGTGCCTGCCGTATCAACAGTAGTAGTAGGCTCTACCTCTAAGCCTTTAAATAGCTTAAAAGTATCAGTATCTGAAGCATCCTTAAATAACCCTGCAAACTTAGTAGTAACACCTGAATCTAAAGAGTATTTAGCATAGAATCCTGTATCTACTGAGTTAGCATCATTAGCAATAGCCAAAGCAATTAGTGGATCTTCTACTGATAGCGTCTGAGTGTTTACTGTGGTAGTAGTACCATTTACTGTTAGATCATTGCTAACTATCAAGCTGCCTGCTATTGTAACATCATCAGGTAAGCCTACTGTGTAAGATGGTGAACCTCCTAGTGCTTGATTAGCAGTTCCTGTTATTTCTATTTGGTTTGTAGTGCCGCTTATTGTAATCTCAGTATCTCCCTCTACTGCTGTGTTAGCTGTTGAGCCATAATCTACTGAAATTGTAGGCTGTGATCCTTCTCCTGTGTTGCTTGCAATAGTAACCCCTGTACCAGTTCCTAAGTTAGCTACATAGTCTCCTGTGGTATCTGTTCCTAGTGCTACTGAGTCAGCCTGAATAGTGGCAGCTATTGTAATATTAGCAGTACCATCAAAGCTAGCTGATCCTACTACGTCTCCTGATAATGCAATATCTCTAGCTGTTTCTAAAGCAGTAGCTGTACCTGCATTGCCTGTGATGTCTCCTGTGATGTTACCTGAAACATTTACATTGATAGTATCAGGAAGTCCTACTGTAAAAGTCTGATCTGTTAAGCTAACCTCCACCTCATTAGCTGTGCCTTGGATAGTCATTGTCTGAGAATCCAAATCTACTGCTGAGGTAGTAGTTCCATCTGTTATATCTAAGTCCTGAGCTGTGATATTAGCATCTACATAAGTCTTAATCGCTTTTGCCGAAGCTAAAGTATCATCTGATGCTGAAACAGTAGTCAAATCTGTATCTAATACTCCTGCTTTTAAGTTATCTACTTCTAAGTTTGAGATAGTATTATTATCAGCATTTATTGTTTTGTTAGTAAGCGTCTGAGTGCCTGTAAGCGTTGCTACTGTGCTATCAATATTAACTGTAAGAGTTTGCCCTGATGCTACCGTATCAATTCCTGTACCTCCTGCAATATCTAGCACCTCAGAATCTAAGTCCACACTTCCTGTTCCTGTATCACCTTGAAAATCTAAGTCCTCTTGAGTAAGAACTGATTTAACATAAGCAGTAGTAGCAACCTTTGTTGAGTCGTCAGAAATAGCTTGAGTAGTAGCAGTAGAACCATCAGGTAAAACAACACCTGCGCTAGGAAAAGCTATAGTAAGGCTTTGACCAGTTGCTGTAGTTTCTATTTGATTAGCAGTACCTCCAATAGTGAAAGTCTGAGAGTCTAAATCTACAGAGCCAGTACCTGAATCTCCTGCAAAGTCTAAATCCTCTTCTGTAATTTTTGCAGCTACATAATCTATAATGGCAGCAGAAGTAGGAATAGAAGTATCATTATCGTTATTTGCAATACCATCAGCCTCATCTACAAACTTTGTTATAGTGATAGCTTCTCCTGTGTCTTTCAAAGAGCCAAACTCAATAGTTCCCTCTGCTTTAAGATCACCAGTTGTGTTTAAGCTGACACCTGAGCCATTACCAACTCCATCTGTAATCTCTTGAAGAGTTGCTGCTAGCTCTCCATTGTCATTTACTTTAAGGAGCGACTGATAAGTGTCCTTAATTGTATTTCCTGTTAGTGTTGCCATTGTTTGTTATTTTATTTAAGTACTGTTTTAGTTTTGTAATATTGGTTTGCTTTGGTTTATATTTCATAGCACCCAGCCATTAAAGTTTGCATCGTGTGAAGGATAGATGTCATCATTTGAGTTAGATGTGTACTCAGGAAACTTGCTCTGATTAAAGCTCATATAATCTATGAATCTTCTTGTGTAGTATTCTGCTATGTCTAATTCCTTTTGCACTAAGTAATCCACCTCCTCTTTTGTAACTGTTTCTGCTGTTTCGCTAACGTGCTTATAGATGCCTCCATTTTTAATTGTATAGGCTGCAAATGGCAAGTAGTCCATCATAGCATAGTGTATCAGCATAGGCTGTACATAATTGTTTACTAGTGTTAGATAGTCTCCTGTTAAGTTACTAGCTAGAATGTCATTGCTAATCTTGTTGTATAAATCTGATCCTAGATAGTTTCTGACGTGAATCTCTTGAGCAATTTTGATAAACTGAATAAACTTATCAGTATCTACGTTGCCATCTAAGACACTATTTCTTACTAGATCCGTTCTTGTTATAAAAAGTGCTGTAGCCATTATCCTCTAGGTTTTAAAAATCCTCTATTTTTCATATCTTTTGGTCTCTTAGCTACTTTAGGATCATTTACCTCAGGAGTAAAGCCTTCCTTCTTTGCTTTATTGACGCTTATCTCTGCATTAGGATTAGTAGCATCAGGATTAACACCCTTAGCCATATAGGTTTTTCTCATCCAAAAGTGATGACAGTCTCCTCCTCCTTTATATAGCCAAATATCATAAGTACTAGCTCCATTTGGACCCCATCCTGCATTAACTGCTCTTTGACCCATAGCTTGAATATCCTCTTTTCTATAAATCTTTTTAGCAGCTACCATCTTTTGACAAAACTCTCTTGAGTTATCTGAGGTTCTTAGTGGTGCATATTGGTATCTTACTTTGAATCTTAGGTTATCCTCTTCTCCATCTTGCTCGCTCTTTGCATTTGGTCTAGCAGTTCCTGTAGAGGCTAGTCCTATCATTTTATCTAAAGCCTCCTCTTGATCGTAATCTACCGCTCTCTCATCAACAAGCACCCAGTTATCTAAATCCTCATCTTCTCCAAACTCTTGCAATAGGTCTGCAAGCTCCTCAGTAGCCTCAGGATTTTGCTTGCTCATTTTTACTCCTGTCTCTTCTTCTCTTGTTTCATCATCTACCACATTTTCTAAGTCTGTAAATTCTAGTGGCTGTAGAGTTTTAAAGTATAGATTAAGAGAAATGCTGTTATAAGCTAGTATCTGATCAAAAGCATCTATCAATAAAGTTTGAAAAGGTCTAATAACTGTGTTATCCATCAAAATAGAGGCTGTTTTAAGCTCGTCTGCGTTATTTCCTAGCCCTGTGTTATCCTTGATACCTAAAAGCATAGGAGAAACGATTCTATGGCTTACTAGTATCTTTCTAGCACTCTCATCTGATAAGAACTGATACTGATTGTGAGCATCTGATAGTTGAACTGGCTCAATATTAGCCTGTGCATCTGCATTGTCATTGAAGCTAAGAATAAACTTCCCTGCATTTGAGCTGCCTGAGAACTTCTCATATATTCTATTCTCAATCAATCTTCTTTGCTCTTCATTAGGTACTCCATTATTGAAGTTGATAAGCATAGATGGTGCTAAGCCATTTAGGATATTATTTAAATGATAGTTAGAAATTTCCTCCTCTAGCTCGCTATACTGCAATCCTCCTTGATAATCTACAGGTGAATAGTAATAAAATCCTGCTCTGTAAGGCTTAACTACATAAATCTCTATTGACTCTCTGCTATATCCAAAGCAAGGTATTCTTTTAGGCTCATCTGTGGGTTTGATATTTGCCCAGTCCTTAAAATAGTAGTAAGCCTCTATATCTCCTTCTTCATTGCATTTCTCAGCTCTTAGTGTTTCAATAGGAAAATGCTCTACCTGAGCTACTTTTGTTCTGTCCTTAGAGTAGATAATCTGCATTGCACAGCTACCCATTAGTTTTAAGTCAAAAACTAGCTTTCTTACACAGTCTTTTTTAAGCAAAGTAATCATCTGTGCATATTGGTCAGGCTTTCTGTTAGAGTCAGTAGCATCTAAGCCTTTTCCGTAAATCATCTCTGACAAGCCATTAATAGCGGCATTGTTAGTAGGCGATCCATTGTATCTATCAATCAAAAACTGATAGTAATTGTTATCCTCTCCATAGGACACCCATTCTTTGCCTCTTACTTCCTTGATTTTAGGAGAAGTGTAGGTACTTAGATTAACTAGATGCACCTCTGATTGAGACTTAGGCTTTAAAGCAGGTCTTTGATTCTTTAGCTTTCTCATATTATTATGTACTCATTATCGTATGTCTTTTCTGTAACATACTCATTTTTATTTACTGTGTAGTACTCATCCTCTGTCTGATCTAAAGGCTGATCCGTGCAGAATATCTTATCCTTATACAAACTAAGAGCTGCACCCTGAGAATCCTCCCACTTGTCATAGTTCATATTCCATAGCAAAGTGTTTTGCTCCCACAAGTTAGGATCTACAACAAAATCAAAATCATAGAATCTTCCCTCTATTAGCTCAAAACTTGCTGTATATACTAGCTCATCACCATCCTGTATTAATTCTACCGCTTGATTAGTAGTTACATTGGTACTATCATCTCTTATATATAGCGTAGCACTAGTAACATAATCTCTAGGAACAAATCTTAGACTCTGTGCTGCCGTACTAGTAGTAAGTATCTTCATACATATATAACGCTAAAAAGCAATTATTTTGCATAGGTGCAAAAAAAAAGGCTAACATTAAGCTAGCCTCCTTCTCTCTAAAAAACAATATTAAGCATCAGGATCAATCTGAGTAGCTGAGGCATCATCTGTAATTACTGTAGAAGTAACAAAGTATGCAGGAGCTGTCTCCATAGCTTCAAAAGTCAAAGTAAATCCTGAAAGGTCAGCCATTGCTGCACCTGAAACAATAGTACCACCAGTTACCTCTGCTCCGTGTTCAAGTCCTACTAGGAAAAAGTTTCCATTGTAATCCTCGATAGCAACGTGAGGTCTAGCAGCAGCTAGTAGTTTAATCTCCTCTTGAGTAGCCTTATCTAAGTAAGTGAGTGTCAAGTTAAGAGTTTGCGTGTAAAAAGTAGTACCATTTTCTCTTGATGAGTTTACAGTAGTCTCTAAGCTAGAGTTTCCTTTAATATCATACTGATACCACGAAGGAGTGCCTGATAGAGCTGTAATCTCACCTGCTGAAATGGTAGCTGTACCTAAAGTGCCATAGTCCGCAAAGTAAACTGTTTTAAGTCCACCTACAGCACTCTTACAAGGTAGTGATCTTCCTGTTGTTAATGCACAAGCCATATTTTAAGTATTAAAAAAGGGCAGGCAGGAACTGTCCTTACCCACCCTTTATATTAGACAATTATTATTTATTAAGCTAAAGTAAGCAAAGCAATATCAGAACCAATTCCGTACTGTACACCAGCAGTAAATCGCATTACTACACGAACATTCTGAGAACCATCTAGATCAGCCATATCTAACAATTTAACTTCTTGATGATCTGATAAAAGACCAGTACCGAAGTAGAAGTTAGATTTTTGTCCTGCTACGATGTGGTTAGTAGGCATACCCGGAGCAAGAACACACTTAATACCATCGAAAGAAAGTGCATTGCCCATATTATACCATTGAGAACCTCTGTTTTCGTAACCCGCAGCACCAACTCCGTTAGCAGCATATCCACCTAATTGACGGATGTAAGACTGCCAAGCAATAGTAGGCATATAGATAGTCAAATCCTCTTTACCATAAACAGCAGAAGGAAGAGAATCTACTACATTCTCTAACAAAGTGATGATGTTAGTAGAAGAGAAAGCAGTTTCTCCACCATTAGCAGCATCGTTTACATCAGCATCAGCAGCAGCTAGTACAGTAATACCATCAAACTCTCCTGCGTTACCTGTAACACCACCCCAGATGTTTTGCTCGTTTTTCTCAGCTACTAGACCTGCAACGTGAGCAATTAAAAAATCACTAAAAGCAGGAGGTAGGTTGTCAAATGCAGAATATCCCATCTGAACAGCTTCCCAGTCGCTGTGAAAATCTTTACGGCAGAGCTCAAGGTTCACTTGGAACTCCTCAGGCTGAAGAATACGCTCAGTCAAAGTAATTGTAGCTGTGTCTGTAAAGTCGCAAGTAGCATCTTTGATTACGTTAGAATCGGTTGCTAATTTTTTGATAACCTCTTTGTATTTTACATTAGGTTTGATTTCGATGTTTCCTTGCTCCAAAGTTGGAGAAGAAAGTAGTGCAGCAGAAATATACTTGCCTGCAAATTCCCCTGCATAAGTACTTGTAATACTAGTTGTAGTCGCCATTTTTAATTTTTATTTTAGGTTTGCAATTTTTTGAAATACTCGATCTCTTGTGCTAGATGCTCTCTTTTGGCTAAATAACACTTGAGGTTTTTTGTTCTCTGATTCAGGATTATGCTTCAATGGAGCAGCAGCAGGTTTAGATAACTCTTCTTTAAGTTGAGCCTCTTCTTCTACAGTAGCCATTTCTTCTTTTTCCTTAATCATAGCTTTGATCTCTTCTACCATAGTTCTGATCTCAGCTAATTCTTCTTTAGTAGCATAGTCAGCAGCAGCTTCTACCTCTTCTTCTTCTACTTCGGCTTCAGCTTCTTTGATTTCTGCTATCATTCCTTCCTCTGATACTACTAAGATCATACCATCTTCCATTTGGTACTCTCCTACTGGTACAGGTATTTTTTCATCTTCTGTTATGATGAAGACTTCATTGCCTGCCTCGAAAGCCTCAGCTTCAAGGACTGTTCCGTTTTCTAGTTTTGCTTGAGCTAGATTTACCTCAGAGCTAGCCTCTACTTGCTCAGTAGTAACTTCTCGCTCTTTAATTTCCTCAGAAAGCTCAATGCCTAGAAGGTTTTTAATCTCTTTTAGCATTTCTGTTGGATTTTTCATATTTATATAACGATTATTAATTAGTATTTTGCATTTTTAGTTATTTCCGTAGATGTTACCTATTCCCTGCGCCCACAAAGAGCCATCACAGCACTTGCTAGAATATGTGTTAGAGTCTTTGCAAAGGCAGCCTCTCTTGCTTCCTTTAGGTGATGTTCTACTAGGGGTTTTGTTGTCGTGTTTAGGCATAGCTTTGAGTTTTTTGAATGAAATATTCTATATCCCACACAGTAGAAGTTCCTCCGTGAGACTGTATATATAATGAAGCACCATTATCTATGAAATTTTGATCTATGTAATACTGAAAAACATTATGAAACACCTGTGTTTCTGAATTGCCCTTTACATATGCTAAGGCAATATCTAAATTTTCAATAATACCGCCACCATTCTGTATTGATAAGTTTAAGTGAGTTTGATTAGCATTAGGAGCTTGTGCTTTCCATTCTATAGTAATTATAAAAACATCATTTAAGTTGTCTCCTTTTATTTTTTGATTAGCACCATTCTCATAATAATCAACAGAAGGATCGCTTGTTATTACGCTATCTTTATTGTTTGGCAATACAGTTAAAGTGTCGGCAGCTAAAGATAATGGACTTACCTCTGTGTACTCTGTATCTATATATCTACCCCATCCTAATCCTGATCCTGCTCCTGACTGAGGATATATCTTTCTCCAATCTCCATTCCACACAGTCCACACTCCTGTAGAAGTAGTAACATAAGCACCCTCCTCTATTTGGTATTGGAGTCTTACTTCTTCGCTATCTACGTCTGCTTGTACTTTATATGAAGTGTTTTTAATCATCTACCTTGTCCTCTGTATAGTTTCTTATAGCTCTTGCTTGATTTTAGTTTGCTCATCTTAGTTTTAGCGTGAACATTAGGTCTGCTAACCTTTGGCTTTTTTCTATAGTTTGATATTTGAATCTTAGCCATCTATTTCTTTTAGCTTATTGATTGCCCATTCTACTCCGCTAGTGCCACCCCACGCATCCCACATAAGACCTCCGCATCCTTCTGAATAAGGAACGTCTTTGTTTTGCTGATGTCTCTTAAAAGATGCCATTCTAGCAATCGTGTCTCTTGAGATCGGCTCTTTGTTAGCTAATTGGTTTGCTCTTTGCTTTCCAGTAGCCTCTCCACAATCTCCCCATCCATTCTTTTCTGCCCATTCTAAGGCTTTCTTAGCGTTGTTTGAAGCTGATTCAGGATAATCTGTATATGATTCGAGTTCTTCTCTTAAAATGGCTTTAATTTGCTCTATAAGGCTATTTGCTTCTAGCTCTTCTTTGCTCATCCCTACATTATCTTGAGGTCTTTCCATTTTGTCTGCAAAGTAACCCTCAATAGAGAAGCCTTTTACTTTTCCTGTTTTAACATAGTTCTCCCACACATCAGAGTTATTAACTTTGACAGTACCCATCCAAGTGCCAATAGGAACATTCATTCCATATTTTCTGCTCTTATCGTGTACCTCATCTTCTACTATCCAAGACTCTACTAAGCTAAGTCCTGATAATTCATATTGATGCTCTAGCGTTGAGTTATTCTGATTGCCTTTCATTAAATACATTTGAGAGGCTTTTAAGACAGTATCTTTTGAAAAGTATATGTAATATTCATCTTCTCCTGATCTTCTATATATAGGCTTGTTAGGTATCAATAAAGCACCCATAAGGATTCTTTTCTCACTTGATACTTCCGCTAGTTTTATCTCTTCTGCTTTTAAAGCTATGAAGTCCTCTTCTATTGCAGGATTCTCTACTACTGAAATGGCTTCGATTCCTGCCATCTCTTGATCCTCGTCTAAGATAAGCTCTACTATTCTCATAATTATATAACGTTTATATCTTAATGTTTTGCATTTTAAATACTAGCACCTTCTACTATGTTTCTATCCATACCCTGAGCTGTTGTAACATCATTAGCTACTACATAGGCTCTCTGTGGTCTAGCTTGTGCGCCTGCTATCCCCTCTGCAAGCTGATTCATACCTGATGCTCCCACTACATTAAAGGCAGGTGCTTGTGGTGCTGATGCTGTAGGTGCAGATATAGTACTCATACTAGGAATATTGACACCACCGCCTGCCGCTCCAACACTGCTTTTTGCTTTACCTATAGCAGATGCAATGCTTGCGCCAATACTATAAGCTTGTGCTGCATAAGCTATTAACAATGGAATGTTTTGAGGGAAACCAGCTTTTAATGTCTGAGCAAATCCTGTTGCTGTAGATACACCTGCTTCTGCTGAACTCGATGCTATATTACTTAAAGTTTTTTTAGCATTTATTATCATTTCTTGAGCAGATAGCACTTGTTTAGCTATTAATGCCGCCCTGCCTACTCTGCTTTCAGTACCTGCTATTGCAATAATATTGTTAAGTGAGTTTTGTCGTGCTGCATCTAGTTGAGCTTGTGCATCTATTTGATCTAAGAGCATTTGTGCGTTTTGATCGTGTGCTGCTTTATTAAATATGCTTATTTGTTGAGTTTTTATTCCTTCAGTTTTTACCTCTTCATCTGCTGTAGTTTTAATAGCATTTACTGTATTTACCTTTTCTCTAACTACAGTTTGTTCAGACTCCTCTCTTAATCTTTTTTGCTCAGCTAATTGCAATGCAAGTAACTCTGTTTCTTTTTTATATATTTCATCTTTCTCAGCATTACCTCTTTCTAGCATTGAAAGTTCTTCTTGTAATAATTTTTCTCTAAGCTTGAACAGTTCTCTCTCTGAATCTCCTCTTGCTTGAGCTAATGCTATTTCTCTTTGTAGTTCTCTTATAGTCTTTGAACTAGTTTCTGCTATTTTCTTTTGTGCCTCTTCCGCCTCACTAGGCAATATGCCTAAAAATTGCAATACAGGCTTAGCAGCATCATAAAGTGAATTAAAACTATCTTGAATTAACTCTATAGCTTTACCAACAAAAGGCACGTTTTGCCCAAACCTTTTTACTGCAGCGTTAATTTCATCCCAATAAGCAACTATACTTCCTATTGCGACTACAAAAGCACCTATACCTGTAGCTATTAATGCCTTTTTTGTTGTTATGCCAAATAACTTAGATGCTCCCCCTGATTTAGCAATAGCTATTCTAAGCTGACCAAATCCCTCTGATACATCTTTAATACCTAACCCTACAGCAATAGCAGAGGCAGCCTTTTCTTCAAATTCACCAAATGCCTCCGATTCTATACCTAGTGTACCCAACGTGCCGACAACAGCAGAGAGTGATCCTCCAAAAACTTTAGCAGCTCCATCTGCTGCCATTATTTTGTCCTCTAGATCAAAACCCTCTATCTCATTGTTGATTTTTTCAATTTCTTTGCTTAGTATTTGAGATTTAGCAGCAGCCTCTTTAAAAGCATCACTATTCCTGTCTAAGTCTTTTAACTCTTCATTAACATCTTGTAACATATCTTCTAACTCCCCTAAGGATCTAGAATCTACATCAATTTCTATTTGATACTTTTGTGCCATTTATATTCCTTTTTAACTTGTCTGTATACCATTTTAAAACCATCAGGCAAAAGATACTTTCCTTGTGCTATTCTGATATTCTCTGTCTCTCCATTAACGTGCCGTAGCAGTTCTAATATATTTTCTAACATATTATGAATCTATAAAATCTAATCTTACTCCTGATAGTAGAGTAACACTACCTCTAGGATAAATCAAGAATTGTCCTGTCAAATCACCACCTCCTACTAAGCCATTATTTGTTACTAAGGTATGTACCATAACATCTCCTGTGTCGTTTACTGTTGGAGATAATGATGCAACGAGTGTGCTATTTTGATAGCTTACATAGTATGCTCCATTAGCTGTTACCTCAATATCATAAGAAGTGTTCTCATTAACTTGAATAGCTCTAGGAGTAGTAACTGTTATCCAAGTTGATCCGCTTGATAATTTATATCTAATCTGACTTACTGATGTGGCAGCATCAGCTATAGGACTACCTGTGTAAGCTACAGTAGCTGACTTATCGCTAGACTGAATAGTGCCACTTATAATTACTGTAAGTGTTGTGCTAGTATATGAGCTTGCCGTTGCTGACACCCCTGTACCTGATGGACTAACTGTAGGGCTTGTTATGTTTCCTAAGCCTGTCCACTCAAATCCTGAATCTGCTGTGTATGTCAAAGTGTATCTGTAAGCATCTCCTACCTCACCTCTAGGATATAAAGTAGATACATTGTAATCTGTATCTGTCTTAGAAGCAGGATAAGAAGCTGATGTATCAGGAGTAACTGTTAATGAGCTATTCTCTACATCACTAGCAGTAGGTAGTGTTATAGTTGTAGTATAAGATGTTACATTGTAAGCTGTAATGTGGAAGCTATAGGTGTGGTCTCCATCATTTGTATCACTAGGGAAGTTGCCTGATAGCGTAATCTTCATCACATCTCCTGTTAGTGTAGCACCAATAGTGTACTGGCTTGTAACATTTGTTGCTCCCTCGTATAACTGCAAGCTAGTAATCTGAGAAGTAGATACCCACTCTCCTTCATTGTTAGTGAATAGTAATTCTAATTGAGGACTAATAGGATCACCACACTCTCCTGTGCCATAGGTCAAAGTACCATTTGCTAGTGTAGCATTGATTCCTGATATTTGATGGTTTTGGAAGTATAACGTACCTCCATCACAGGTAACCGCAGAGGCTGTTGTAAAGGTCTGTGTAGCTCCATAGGATGTTCCTACTGTGTTTATAGCATACGCTCTATAGGAATATAGCTGAGATGAGCTAAGAGAGCTTATAATCGTGCTATACGCTCCTGATGACGTGCCTGATACTGTTACTTTTGTGTTTGCTGTAGTAGGTGTTCCTGATCCTGCTAAGTAAACAAAGCCTTTCTCTGTGTAATTAGGATTACCTACGTCTGTGATGTCTCCGTTTAATGTAGCTCCTCCTGTTCCCACTCCTGTAGCTGCATTAGTTGTTACTGATGGAGCATAAGTGCTAGCAGCAGTAGTAAAAGTAAACTTAGAGCCTGTAGCTGTTCCTTGAGTGTTAGTAGCAAAAGCCACAATAGAGTAAGAAGTAGCTGAGCTAAGTCCTGTAACGTTTGTTTGATATGATCCTGATGATGTTCCTGATACATTCACCACGTTATCACTAGCAGTAGGTGTGCCTGTACCTTGCACCCAATAGAATCCCTTTACTGTATAGTTAGGATTACCCACACTTGATACATATCCTAAGAAGTTAGCAGAGGTCTGAGTAACTGAAGATGTGCCTGATGTTTGAACTACTGGCAAACTAAGAGCTGCTGATGTAGTAAAAGTTATAGCAGCACCTGTGGAAGTGCCTATAGAGTTAGTAGCAAAGGCTATGTAGGTGTAAGTAGTGCCTGCTGATAGTGAGCTATTAGTGTATGAGTAAGAATTAGTATCTGTTCCTGCTACTACTTGCTTATTATCAGAAGCTGTTGGAGTGCCTGTGCCTACTTTCCAGTAAAATCCTCTCTCTGTATATGCAGGATTGCCCTCATCTGTTACTTGCCCATTAAATACTGCTGAGGTTTGTGTAACTGATGTTTGACTAGTCGTAGCTACTGCTGCTACTGATTGCTCAGGAGGAGGAGGAAAGGTGATTATATTAAGCAGCTCTAAGTCGCTCTCTCCTGTTTCTAAGTTAGTTTGTATGCTATTTATTCTGTATTTTCTATCTAAGACTTGCACCTCATCTGCTAGGCTGTAATTAAGCAAGAATTTAAGAGGCAAATATGCTTTATATTTAGTGAGTCTTAGCTTGTTGTTATACACTTCTGAAATATAGCTGCTATAATACTGCTGAAATAACGTTCCTGAAAAGCTAGTATCTGCTGTGTACTCATTTACCTCTAGATTATAGTTAATGTTTCTAGTGCTTGTAAGTGAATTTAAAGAAACGCTATTAGATGGAATGAAATAGGCTGATATATCTGAGTAGGTGCTTGTCGAATCTTCTAAGAATCGTATCGTAGTACCTGAATTTAAAATAGGATAAAACAACAAAGGCTTTCCATAGTAAGGATCATTGTTATCATCTACAAACCAGCCCACTTGCACAAAGGTAGCTGACGAAGTAGCACCATCAATTAGCCTCTCATATTTAACGTGTTCAAAAGGAGCTTTCACAGAGTACACATCCCCTCCTGCATCATAGTTATCTCCCCCTCTATATTCTGTAGTACCCCATCCTTGATTATTATCTTGCTCGTGTCTTAGTGCTAGTTTAGTTCCTAATCCCTCATAGCTAAAATCTACCTCTTTAAAAGGCAAGGCTATATCTACTGATCCTTGAGTGTTATCTACATACTCTGTAATATCCCAAGTCGTAGTAGAATCTGAATAGTACTCATCTAAAGTTTTTACTGCAATAGTCTCCCCATCATAGTAAGCTGTCAAATTAAACATCTTAAAAAGTCCTGTAAGGAAGTCTATTACTTTTATCTTAGGAATCTGCTCTGTTATAATGAAGTTTCTTGTAGTGGTTATTGATGAAGAACCGCTAGTAGAATAAGTATTACTTTGTGAGATGTAAGGATCTGTAATTTCTACTGTAACAGAGGTAACTGTCATAGCTGTGTCTGTCTGAATGTAAACAGAGTAGCCTGATGAGCTGTTAGTCAAATATCCTGTTAAAACATTATTGCCACTAGTAACACTTTGCTGAGCAAATACTTGTCCATCCTTTTTAATGATAACTGTGTAAGGATTAGATGTAGAACTATTAACTGTAAGAGTGTAAGGAAGCGACTGAGAACCTACTAATCCAAATATAAAAAAGCTAGATTGTAGAAATAGCACCTTACTCATAGAAGATGTATCTACTGTAAAGTTATCTATTAGCTCTGTTATTGGTTCATCCTCCTCAAAGGCATCTCCTTTCTTTCTATGTAGCCACATATACAAATCATAGTAGCTGTCATTTGTGCTATCAAAGAAGTCATCTGAGAATCTTATGTTATATGTCTCTTCTATTGCTTTTACTATAAGATGTACTGCTATGGCATATTTTAGCTCTCCGTAATAAACTCCGTGCATAGTTGGAGAGGTAGTGCCATTAGGATATAAGTTGCCTGAGTTCTCATCAGGATAAGCTATATTAGAGTAGGCTGTGTTATAAAATAATCTTGTAGTATGTGTAATCAAAGGTGCTACTAGAGCATCTGTGTATGTAACAGAATCTACAGTTTTGTCTATTCCTGCTGTAAGAGCTGTTTTTACTGTCGCTGCATTGTAAGTAGCATTGAAGTTGTTTAGCCAGTCTAAAGAGCTTAATGTATCTTCTCCTACTAAGTCTTTAAGATTGACTGTATTGCCAAAGAAAGTAATTCTATAGGTATGTGGCTCACCCTCTTTTAAATCTACTCCTTCTAGCTTTATTTTTCCTTTTCTAAATTCTTTGTTGTTTAGATCGATTCTTGCTGATACTTTCTTTCTAGCATCGTAGCCATCATCTATGTGGTAGTTATAATAGTGCTGAAATATCTTGTTATTAGTTCTTGAGGCAGGCAAATTAAAGGTCTTACTAAAATCAGTAAATACCTTAGCTATATCTTTTACATTCTGTATGGTCTGAGTTATGCTTACTGACTCATCTTTAAAAAGATCTACTCTTTGTCCATCTATGTATAGCTGTATTGTCTGCATTATCTGAGGTCATTTGCAAGATTAAAAGCCATCTGAGCTGTTATAGTGTAATCTACTAGCTTATCATTGACGCTAGTTTTATAAGTTAGCTGATTGCTTGTAATTGTAATAGGCGTTACATTAGACTCATAATTCATCCACACTTGCTGAGACATTAATAGCTGCTCTAATACTGGATTCATTCCCTGATCCATATAGCCTGTATTCATAGTGATTGACTGAGTGCCTATGGTTCTGAGAGTTCTTACTGAGTGCTTGTTAGTAGAGTAGCTCCCTGTGCTATCAACTAAAGACCGCTTGTAAGTCTCTGAACTAGTACTAACACTTTCTATAGATTTTTTAAAGAAGTACATATCTTGCAATGCTCCAAACTTGTTTACAAAGGTCACTAAGATAGGTGTGTATCTAGCCTCGCAAACTCTCTTTATAGTTACTGACTGTCCTCCTGCTGATGCTGTAGTATCTGATGATCCAAAAGAGTAATAGTTTATAGCTCCTGAGCTTTCTTCAGGTATTCTTCCTGCTTGTCCTTCTAGCCAGTACATTGTTGTGTTACTTTGCAGCAGACTTGCTGATGTTATAGTAGGATTAGCACCATCTAAAAACTCTCCATAGCCATCAAATCCCTTATGTGAGAAGCTAACTGTAGAACCTACCTGTGCATCACTAGAATCGTAGAACTTTATATCTCCTGTAACGGTTAGCACTTGAGAGGTGTATGTTCCATCAAATGTTATGTCTAAGTAATCTCTTGCTAGCTCGCTGATTTCAAATAATGCTCCCTCAGCAGAATCTACATCTTTTGAGAGTGTATATCTTAATGTGCCATCTATGAAAAGCTCCATAGTAGCTGTTGCTGAACCTGCTTGAGTGTTGTATTCGTAGTAAGGTGATCTGAGTAATATATTTGCCATTATGTCGTAAAATCTAATAAGTCATCTAAATCTAAATTGAATTTATCTATAAGGTCAGCAGGAAGTCTCTCAAAGGCTTTCTCAAAAGGCTTAGTAAAAAACAAAGAAGGCTTAATGCCTTTCTCCTTAATAGATCTTGCTAGAATAAATCCTATGCTTTTGTATGTTCCCTTAGTATATCTTCCTTTCTCATCTCTTAATCTGATATTCTTAGCTTTTGCCCACTTAGCTAAAGGCTCAGAAGGAGGCTGTTTATTAGTAAAAGAAAATATCGTGTTATACTTCTTCTTTGTACCTGATACCCCCTTATCTACATAAGCTCCATAAGGCAGCATATAGAACTCTAAAGAAAAGCTATTAGCTGATACGTTTAAATCATATCCTAGAGAGCCGTATAAGTCGCTAGAAACATTTTTCTTTTGCTTAGACAGATTAGTCCTAGCTTGCTGTATCACATACTTAGCAAACTTGTTTAGCTCATCTTTGGTATTCTTTAGCTGCATTAGCAAACAGATTGGTCATTGTTAATCATTATATCAAATGTAGCTGCCCATCCTGCTAATAGGTTTTCAAATCTATCTGTAAAAGGCTCAAATGATACATCTCCTATAATCTGATAACCCTCTCTGTAAAGGTCTCCTATTCTTATCTTTTGCAGTAGTTTATTAAGTACCTTGAATTGAGCATTAAGCACATCTTGCTCATTCGTATTACCTCTAAACCAGTTTGTAGTTGGCTTCTTCTCTACATTAACTAAGTCCATAGCTAAGATGCTAACATTAAAAGTAAGTGTCTGCTCTGAGGATGTAATAGAGTTTACTATAAGGTGTCCTAAAGGAAAGATAGTCTGTTTGTTTAGATCTACATCAGAGATGTCTCCATAAGTAACTGTGTTGATGTATTCATCTGCTATAAGTAAATCCTCTATAAGGTTTGTTATTAAATAAAAGCCTCTTGCTGCTTGATAACTCATTTGAACTTGCTTTTTATTTGTTTAGATTCTAATTCTGATTTTTCTTTTATGAATGACAATGCTAATAGTGCTTTATGTACGTTTAGTTGAGTGATATCTTCATATCTTGTAACATCTCCTTGAGCGAGCGTGTAAATAGATTGATACCATCCCCACTTCCTGCTAAATTGAGATACTGCTGTAAAGCTGTCTCCTCCTTGTGTTCCAAATAGTTCAGAATAGTCGTTGATAAGTCTATCCCTAAATGATAAAAAAAAAGCACAGCACCTAGAGCAGCATCTAATGGCATATCTTTCATTACCCCAGTATCACTAGCATTATACTCCTCAATAGAATATCTTTCTCCGTATTTAGTCTTAATAGGTCTGTATAGAACTCCCATAGCTTTGTCCATCATCTCCCAGTCCGACAAATAGTTATCAAGATCTACATACTCCCCAAAAGATATATCTTCTAAGTTCGGCACAAACCCATACTCCACTCCATTTAAAAAGAATCTACGTCTAAGTGCAGGCTTTTCATTAAACATATCTGATAAGATACTACAGATGCCATTCACATCTGATAGCTTTAGGTTCATCACCTTTGACAAATTAACATTGCAAAAGATCTCTATCATCTTGGAGGATAGGAATCTCTCATCTTCTGACTCCTTCTGTATCTTTAAGAATTTCTGATACTGTCCTAGAGTAATCTCAGAAAGTTTATCAGGTACTGTAATATCTATCTTCATATCTATATAACGTATAAATCAAGTTTTTTTTAAAAATAAAAAAAAAGAGCAACATTTCTGCTGCTCTCTTCCCCAATTAAACAAAAACAAAAATCAACCTATTCCCATCAAGCTATCTGCAAATTTACAAAGCAGTAGAAAGATGAAGGTCAAAATGAAAAAAGGTGTGGTTAAAAAAATGTAATCTTTCATAATACTTTAATTTATAATAAACTTGCTTCAAAGCAGGCATCGCTGCACCAGTAATCGCTATAATCGCTTATAGGTCTGCCACATTCGCAGCATTCTCTCTCGTAAACATCAGGAGGTGTTAGCTCTCTGTCAGGTGTCCAATCGTAGTTTTTCATAATACTTGTTTTTAATGTTATAGCTAATTTATAACTATTTTTTTAATTAACAAATAAAAATAACTTTTTTTTTAGCTTACTGCATATTTTCCATAGTTAGGTCTAGAGAGGATGTTATATGTAGCATATCTTAAACTATCAATAGTGTGGTCATTACCTTGCTGAGGCTTATTAAGCAGCTTTCCTGTACGATCTTCTTGCCACTTATAGTTACGCATCTCTCTTATTAGATTGTCGCTCTGAGGGTCTATAACTAGCTTGTATCTCTTTAGTAAGTCGATTCCTGCTCTAATACTATCTTGCCCTTTTATTGTGGGTCTTACCATATTGCCCATTCTTCTGAGTTCCTCTATCAATCTAGGCTCTGCTGAATCTATGTAAACATATTCCTCTAGGTTTTGCTCTTGTAGGAATCTATGAATGTCTGTTGTGGTCATCATTGTTCTATAGAGCAGCTCCTTGCAGTAGAGTGTGTAGTCTTTTTGATATACCTCAACTAAGCTGCTAGGATCAACAGAATATCCTATATCCATACCATATCCTACTAGCTGTGCATCCTCAGGTCTCTTGCCTTCTGTAAAAGTAAATATAGTAGCTTTGCTTATCCCTTTAAGTCCTAGTCCATATATCTGCCAGTACTGCTCATCTGTTTCTTTTAGCCTTTCTATTTCCTCTACTAAGCTAGGATCTAAGAAAGGATTATCTGTGTAGTTAGTTATGTAGAAGTCGCAGTCATCTCTAGTTAGTATCTTGTCGTATATGAAGTGAAATTCATCTGATGGGTTAAAGTCAATTATTATCCTACCCTCTGTTCTAAATACCAACTGATTCCATTGCTCGTATGTTAGCTCGTTTGCTTCATTACAGAATAGCAAATCCCTTTTTCTACCTCTTACTTTCTGTGGAAAATCTAAAGAGATAAATTCTACTAGGTTTCCAAAGAGTTTATATTCTGAGTTTGTTTTGTTATGATATTGCTCTGAGTATATCTGATGCTTCTTTAGGATTTCTAAGAAGTCTCTCATTACTGTGGCTCTAAGAGCAGGAAAAGTGTTTCTACAGATTGTTATAGTCTTGTCTGTGTTCTTGTCGCAATAGTCAAAGATAATCCAAAGCAAGATGTTATAGGTCTTGCCTGATCTTGTCCCTCCCTGATGTGCTACTATCTTTTTATCAGATTTTTGCAGAGAGTGAAAGACCTTATTCGTCCTTATCTTCAAATTTATTGACAATTTCTATTTCTATTTTATGTGGTGATCCATCAGCTCCTGTTATCTCTTGCCTTTCTACATAGCCTCTATACTTTCCTTTTGTTCTTAAGTAAAAGAGTATCTCATTTGTTTTGCCACTTTTTATGTTCTCTAATAGCTTGCTTTCTGCTAAGTCTATTAATCCCTCTTGTATTTCTTCTACTGCTTGTGCAAAGTCCTCATCACCATCTTTCCAGTTATAGAATGTTTTTCTAGCTATGCCTGCTGCTTTGCAAGAGTCCTGCACATTGCCTAAGTTATTGGCAAATACTTCTAAAAACTTCTCTTTATCTCTCATTTGTGTGTAATTTGTATAAATTAATGCTCGCCCACATAGCTCATATCTAAGTCTGAATGGTTTAATCTATCTTATTCTATTATGGCTTCTTCAAACATATCTCTGACTTGATTTGCTAACTGGTCTATATCTTCAGGTAGTAAGTAGTCTAGCTTGCTTTTAATGTAGTTAATCTTTAGCTCTCTAGGGCTTTGGTCATCCTCATCTATGGTAATAGCATCTAGCCACTTGTCTAAGTTCTTGTTGTATCTTCTGTATATTTCAAAACTCTTTACTGAGTGTAGTATCGTAGCGTGGTTTAGTGGTTTGCCTCCTACTTTAATATGCCTCTTAATGCTACAGTTTCTTTGCTCGTAGTACTTACTAAGAACATAGAATAGTAATGATCTTGCTTCTATGTATTCTCTTTTTCTTGTTTTCTTTAGGATATCGAATCCTGCTAACTTGCTAATCTGCTTAGCTACTTTTACTTCAGTGGTCATATTATTTATTTTTAACAAAAGTACCATTTTTCATTTCGCCAGTTCTATTAGAAATTTCATCATAAGCAGACTGTATACAAGTTTCAATGTCTGTACCGACAAGTTTAGCGAAATTAGTAAGTACAACAACACTATCACCAATAGCATCAATAATACCTTTTCTATCATTTTTAAGTAATGCTTGGGCAAGTTCTCCTGTTTCTTCATATAGTTTAATTAATTGTGTTTTAGGATCCCCTTTATCATATATACCTCTTTCATTTGCCCACGATCTTATATCATCAAAAATATTATTTTTTTTGTTAGCTGAATAATAATTAAATAATGACTGATTATATATAAATCTTTCTTCAGAGTATTGAGATTTATGATTATTACTCTTTATCCACCTTAACATATCTTCATTTAAATATATTCTTGTTTCATTTACATCTATATATTTTGGAAAATTATAAGTATGTATGTTCTCTTTATTGCTATTTATAAATGTAGTAGTGTGTGATGTTTTGTATATTTTACTTTGCATACTTCTAGCTTTAAAATAAGGATTTATATCTATTTTATAATTATATTTTTTTTGTAACTCTATTTCTTTTTCTGATGCTTTTTTAATACTTGGTGTTTTATATAATACTATATATTTTTTATATCCCTGTTGTTTTTCTACTCTGTTTTTTAAATCATTAGTACATCCTATTTTTTTTATTTCTGGAATATGATATATATAATACATTTAATTTTTATTTAAAAATTTGTTGTATATATGTAAGTTGTGAGCAAAATGATAATATGTTCCTATTTCAATGTTTATTTCTTTACAAACTAATTCTTGCAATTTGCTAAAACAATATTGATCATTACAGAATCCATACCATAAATCATTAGAACGCATTAAAACACTCATATTTAATTTATTATTTAATATAGTAAATTGAATAGCATAAGTACAAGGAGTATCATATTTATAAGTGTTTATTTCTTTGCCATCATATATAGATATAGCTGCTTGCCTACTATTTTTGTCCGATTTTAAAATATCTATGACCTTAGACAATTGATTGTTTCTTTGCCACTGCCAGCCATAATTTGACCTAACATTTCCATTTTTGTCCATCATATTATTCCATATAGGAGCAAAAGAAGCTATATTTTTAGCATTAGGATCACCACTTAAATACCATTGCCATTCTCTTTTAGCATATTTAATAGAAAAATTTCTCCACTCTGTTTTAATGTTATTGTCTAATGGATTTAATATTTCAAAACTTTGATTAAACAATGCTTTTGTGTTATTAAAATTGACACCATACTTAGATATATATGAATAATAAAACTCAAAAGCTTCTTGTGCATTATTATAAATCATCTTTATTATAGTTATTTAATGCAGCTAAATATGCTACCGCGTCTAACAAATTATCTTCTTTATGATTAAATGATTCTCTTGACAATTTTAAAGCAACTAAACACATATACATATCTTTAGCTGTAATATCTTTACCCGTAGCTCCAGATGCTATCATAGCAGCTCTTTTCATTCCTTCAGAAAAAGGTCCATACATTCTTTCTTTTTCTTCTGATCTTTCGTTTACTATTTTATTTGCTTCTTCTAGTATGTTCATAATATTCCCTCTAAGTAATATTGATCTAAATCTGTAGCTTGTAAAAAATACGTATCATATATTTCTATTGCTTTAATAGTTTTTTCTTTTCCATCTAAGTAAAATTCTTCTGAGCAATGGAAAATTCCAACATCTAAACTTCCTTTATCCATAGCAATAAAAGTGAAGTCTTTGTAATCTATTCCATATAATTCACAATATAAATAACACTGAACAGAGTATCCATATTTTTTAGCACTATAAGGAAAAGCTTTTATATCGCTTGTAGACTTTAAATCAATGATTTTATTATTACCTAATACATCTGCTTTAGCTCTAAAAGGCATCCCCATCACCTCTCCTATCATTGGTATCTCAAACTCTGCATCTTGTATTAGCTTTAGTGCCTTCTCGTTTCTTAGAAAGGCATCAGCTAGTCTCTCAGCATCTTGCTTTTCCTTTCTAGTAAACACCTTACCGTGTTCCTCTTTCGCTAACTTGTAAGCCTTAGAGTTCTTGCTGTCCACATCTACAAATATCTGAGAGGCAAACACATCAGGCTCTAGTATAGCTGTGTGAAATAACCAGCCATCTCTTAGTGCTTGACTTTCAGGATTACCGTACTTAGTAACATTGTAATACGTCTTAGGACTTGTAAGCAATAGTTTTAAAGAAGAACTACTAAGAGCTGCTTTTGATAAGTAACCGTAGTAGAACTCATCTGAGTGCATCTGCTCTATAAGCTCCTTTTTGTTATGCTGTGTTCCATCTAGTAATGTTATCATCTTACTCTTTATTATTTAATGCTACTGCTATTCCCATAACAAATCCAAAAATGCCAAAGGCTAGCATATATATTACACATCCCATTAGTTCTGTAGTTTTTCTTCACATCTTCTAGCTCTTTCAATAGCTCTGATCTTATCAGCTCGATATGTGGAGATAATCTCTAATAGGTCATCTCTTTCTCTCTTTAGCTTGAGATTGTAGAAAGCTATCTCATTCATAGCCTCCATCATAGAATTTAAGTCAGGGTTCTTTTTAATCTTAGACCACTTTAAAAGCATAGAGGACACTAAGTTGAAGTTATTCATATACTTAATATCCTCAAGAGTTTCTAATTTTAGATAAGTAGTTTCCTTATCAGTTCTTGATTGTATCATAATGTTGTATTTTTTAACAAATATAAATAAGTTTTCTTTAAAAAAAAATTATTTTTTTCTAAATATGGTATAGCATACTGCTAACCTCTGCTGCTCATCAGGATACTCAGCTCTCATAGTAGAGTTGCTCATACATCTTTGTATGTAGTCTTTCTGCTGCTCTTCTGCTTTAGGCTTTGGAATTGGCATACTTTTCGTTTTTAAGTTTAGTTATCATCTTTTGACAGTAGCAAGCAAAGTCTAAGGCTTCTTCCTTAGCGTGTTGCAGCCACTCTTCTAAAGGCTCATTGCTGTCATAGAGTGTAGTGCCGTATTTTTGCACTCCTCTTCTGCTTCTCTGATCTAGCTCAAACTTTACTGCTTCTACTATAGGGTCTTTCTCTATCATAAAAGCATCAGTAGTGTCTGTTATATAGCCTCCTGCTTCTAACATCTCAAAATACTTAGTAACTGTATCACTCATTGTTTAGGTTCATTATAGTTGCTTGACTCTCTTCTAACAAATATACTTCTTTTGTTGTTCTGCTCTTAGTCCATAATGTAGTATCAGGGCAGTACATTTCTACTGGCTCAGGCATAGCTATCTCATTAAGCCAAAAGAGATAATTAGCTTTAGGATCATTAACAAAGTATAGCTTAACCATATCAGCAGGCATATCCATTAGCTGATCGTATTTGTATTTCTCTAGCATCTTAGTGTCATAGTATGTAGTTCTAAACTTCATCTCTATTACACACTCGTTTCCTTTAGGAGTTGCACCCACAGCATCGTAATGCTCATAGCCACCTCCACACCATTGCAGATCCCATCCATCAAAATTAAGAACTGCTATTACTGCTTTCTCCCACTTGTGTACATCAGATAGCCTCATAGTACATATTCAGGTCAGCTATCCATCTTTTTACAGTCTTAGGATTACAAGTACAAGGCTTGTAGTACTGGTGATTAAAGTATTTAGCGTGCAGCTCACAGATTAACTCAAACTCTGCATTAGTGATGCTATTTCTCTTTTTTTCTCTGAACTTTTCCCACTTCGGTAGATCTTGTGCTTCCATATTTTCTATCTATTTTAATCTTATTAAGTGCTTGCTTTCTATCTTCACATCCACAGTCCTCTACGCCTACAGCTTCTGTAACTGTTTTAACTAGCCACTTGATTCCTGTGTACTTGAATATTGTTTCTAATAAATCTCCTAGTCTCATAATAATTTATTTTTTAATATTTGTTTTACTTTTCTATATGTATTATAAAGTGAAGCATAAGTTATACCAGTATTTCTTGATAATTCTGATATACTTATTTCACCATCTAATAATTCAAATACTTTTCTATCATACCAATATAATTCATTTAACACGCTCATAATTTTTTGATATAAATCATCATAAGAAACATTAACATCCATATTATCCTCTAATTGATTTATATATTCTTGAGGATTATCTATATACATAATTTTTTTTTCTTTTTTCTTTAAATCTAAAAACATAGTTTTTAAAATTTTATATATATAATAATAATTCAATTCATTTTTATAAGTAATATTTAATCCATTATTAGATAATCTATTTAGTCTAATATACATTTCCTGTACTATATCCTCAGCAGTGTCAGGATTGCACCCGAAGGACTTAACAATATCTACCCACGTTTTGTGTTTTCTATATGCTTCTAATAATACTTCCAAATTGTCAAGTGTATTCCAAAAAATAATAACATAACTGTGATCTGATGATAAAACTCATCCTCAGGCACATCCTCTTCATCAGGCTGCAAATTAGGATTATAGTAAAGCACTCCCAAGTTACACCCATAGATAGGTATAAATTGAATGTTTACTGCATAATCAAAAAAGAAAAACTCTATCATATTTTTCCAAGTGTTTTGTGTAACATATTTTCTCCTCTTAACGTAAAGCCTACATTGTTTTGCACAGACCTCATCATAATAGGACTATCTATAGAAGTGGGTCTCCCATTTGTATCTATGTCCTTTATCTTTCTAACGTGCATCATTGAATACATCCAGTCTTGACTATGTTGAGTCATTCTATGAAAAACTAAAAATGAATCACAACGATTAATATGCTTGCCTCCTCCTTCAGCATCTGATCCCCAAGGAGCTACAGGATGCCCTGCATATTCGTGATTAGCAGGATGTAGCTTTCTTAGAGCTTCTGTAGCAGCGTGCATACATAGCATTATGGTTACATTATTTGTTTTACAAAATACTCTAAATGCTGATGATGCTTCATAGTCATAATCGTGCTTAGAAATACCCTTTAGCTCAGTCTTGTCTATCATTAGAGAGTTATAAGGATCTATCATAAATCCCTGATAATCCCACGCTTTTTTGATTTCTTGTGCCAAATTCAGCAGTTTCTTATAACTATATAACGTATTTGGGTCAATAATTTTAAAATGTTTATCTATCCACTTAGCTTTTTCTTCAAATACATCTTGCTCAATTTTATTTATTGGAAGTCCAGTTAAGTATTCAGCTAACTTTCTAATAATAGTGTGAGCTTCATTTTCTGAGCTGTATATCAACCATCTTAAATTATGTTTAACAGAATAGAGTAACATAATAAACAAAAGAGTTGTAGTCTTTCCTACGTTTGCGTGCCCTAAAATAATATTATATTGTCCTAAGGATAATTTAAAATACTCGTCAAAGTCAGGTATTCCAAGAGTATAGGCTTGTCTTACTTCTCCTTTGCGGATCTTATTTAGCTTGTCAATTTGGTCTTGTATGTTTAATATCATAATACTAAGTTATATAAAAAAAAGTTAAACAAAAAAAAAGGAGGCAAAAAGCCTCCCTGTCTTAGAATGGTAAATCTGCTTCCTGACGATCAGGTGAGTGATCCGCAGTAGTTACTTCTCTTTCTTTTTTCCAAGTGTTTATCTCTGCAAAGAGGCTTCCCTTAGAAGATTTCTTGATGTCTATATTTAGCTTGCCATCATTCTGATCTGCTAAGTCTTTGTACTTAATTAGAGTCTCTGCAAATTCTTTAACTCTAAAAGATATTCTCATAGGTAGCCAGTCTTTGTCTGTTTCGTATGCAAACATTCCATCTGCAAAAAGTTTCTTGTTATCCATTGTAAACGTAATTTTCAAATATTCTTGCTGTTTCTATAATCTGCTCTTCATCCCAAGTTCCTGATCCTGAGAATAAATCTGTAGCTCTGTTTAGTGAGCTTTGTCTGATAATGTATTTCTGTACATCATCTTTAGGACTTGCTTGTGCTTGAGGCTGCTCATAAACTAGCTTACCAGTCTGATGCTGCTCATTCTTTTCATAAGAGATAACTTCTCCTACTTTCTTTTTAAACTCTCCTACCGCTAAAAAGCTAAGAGAGTCTCCGTTTGCGAAACTAACCTGATACTTGTTAAATGTTCGCTGTCCATTGTTCCACGTTCCTTTTGGCTCTACGTGAGTAATTTTACTTTGCATAATAATTGTTTTTAGATATTTCTAATTTTGCTTCTAGTTCCTCTATACGATTCTCTAGTGCTTCGATTCTAGCCACATAGAGTCTTAGCAAATCTTCAGTATAGGTCATCAGTTACTAATTTAAAGTTACCTCTTGACTCTAACTCTTCTTTGCAAGCTCTTCTGTAAGCTACAAGTAATTCAGGATTATTTACAGCATCCCAAAGCTGTTCGTTTGTGTAGTATTTAATATTCATAATGTTGTTATTTATTCACAAATATAGATAACTAATTTTAATTGCAAAAAAAAAGAGGCAGAATTTTTTAAACTCTAACCTCTTTCTAACAAGCATTATGATATAACTTGCAGCAAATATAAGCATTTCTAAGTACTTACAATAGTTTTTTTAATTCTTTTTGATAGTATTCTATCATTTCTTCTAGCTCATAGTTTGAGAACTTGATTGTCTCTTTGCTGAGCTGATACATCTCATCTGCTTTTTCTTTTCCCAGTTTCATTGCAAATACATACTGCTGCCCCTGTTGCATAACATTACATCCATAGCATTGAGGTCGGCAATTATCTTCGTGCCATCTTGTTGCATAGTTTTTCCTGCTCATAAAGTGTCCATTTTGAATATTCTTCACCTCATACTCTCTATCACAAGTAAAGCATTTTACTATCCCTCTTTTGTTGGCATATTTGTTTCTTATGTACTGAGAGAAAATCACATCTAGCTTTTTTACTAGTTTGGATCTTACTGGCTTTTTAGCAGGTTTCTTTTGTTTCATTCAATCTCAGGAATATCTACGCTTAATGCTCTGAGTAAAAATCCATCCACAGGAGATATATCTGCTATCATCCTGTAAATTCTTTTACTAGCTTTTTTTGTTTCTCTCATTTCGCTAAGAGTTGAGTCAATACCCCTCTCTGTGTACATCATACTATCTAACTCTAGCAAAGAATCTATTTTCCTTCTTGTGCTATAAGTTTTGTAGCTCATTATCTTAGCAGCTCTATCTAATACTTCAGAAGTTTTCATATCTTTTTCTTGCAAGTTACAATTTTTTTTTATTTTTTTTACATCTAGCTAAGAAGTAGCTACTAAGAGTAACTCTAAGAGTAGCTATTCTAAGAGTAACTCTATAGTATAACTAAATAACTAATAACTAGCTATCCTTAGAGTAGCTATATAACTGCTACTAGCTATTCTAAGAGTAGCAGGGAATTTTAAGGTTTGTGATAAGAGAGTTAAATAGAGCCTCTCTAAGAGCTTATCTCTTGCTCAGTAATACTCAGACACCTTAAACAACTAAAAGTCGCTCTAAAGTACCTTAAAATGCTTCTACGAGCTTATTTGTGATGCTTGTCTCCTAGTATCTTTTCAGCTCCTCTTGATCCGAAGTAGCCTATGAAAACAATTTGAAGCAGCTCTTTTACTACTTCTAGCTCCTCTAGTTGCATAGACCATCCTACTACAAAAGCCACAGTAAGAAAAGCTAAAGTAAGAGGTCGCACATTTTGAGCAAGCCAACTGCTACTGCGACTATCAGCCACCCATCTGCGAGTGATTCCATCTATCTCTGTTCTTTCTAATTCTAGTTTTTTTAAAGCTACATCCTTATCCTCTTGAGGCATATCTGAGCCGCCTATGATAGCTTCTATAACCGATCCTACTGGAGTGTCCTCAGCTATTTTGCCTACCACTTGAGGTATCTTTTGAAGCAAGAATTTTCCTACTGCTGTATCTTTAAACTTCTTACTCATTTTTTTATTTCAGCCATTAATATGTCCAAATAGCACTAGACTTGTCAGGATCATTATCTACGTGAATAAAAGTTTTAGCAACTCCTATTCTTGAAAATCCTACCTCTATAAGTGCATTAATTATTTGCCATCTTTGTGAGCCTGAGGTGCAGGCAATATCAGCAGCGTATCCTCTAAGGTGCGAGCTGTTCTCAACTCCTCCGACCTTTGCATTATGTTCCTTAGATCTGTAACCACTTGTAATCTTGAATGGTACTCCTGCTTTATCTCTTGCTGTATCGAGCAACTCCAAAAAAGTAGCATCCATATTAACACCACTATTTTTAAGATCAGGAGAGTCAAATTCTGAGAGCGAAAAGTGTTTAAGATCATACATACTCAACAATTAAGCTAACTAAAATTAAGAATAGCATACCTACTAATCCTATCAAAAAATAATCAAAAGCTGTACCACTTGCAGCTCTTTCTATAAACCAGTATTTAATCTTCTTAGCTATTTTCTTAATCATCTTTTTTCTCTTTGAAGATACTCTATGTCTTTCATAAAAGCTCTCATTTCTAGCTCTAGCTCTTTAACATCTGCCTCTAAAGCTCTTTGTGCTTTCCAAGTGTACTCCTTTTGATTGTAGTTTAGCTTAGATACTTCTTCTTCTAGAATAGCAATTCTGTTACTTAAAGTGTAGTAAGATCCGACAATAGAAGCAAACATAGCTGCTATAGTGATAATCTGAGTTATTGAGATAGAAAAGTCTGCTTTGCCATCTCCATTAATATCAATTCCGCTCATTTAAGTTTGTGGTATATTTGGATTATTGTGTAAATTATAGCAAGTAACAAAGAAGCAGTCTGCAAGTAAGGATTAATAACACTTACACTACTTACAAGCAGAGCTGCTATGTTTAAGGCATATATCTTTATATCATTCATCTTTTACTTCTTCATAAGAGCCATCCTCTAAATTGACTGAGATTTTTCCATACTTCTCCTCAAGCTCTTTCTTAGTTCCCTCTTGCTGTTCTTGTATTGCAGCATAAGCGTGTAACAAAGAGTGCTTTTGAGTTTCTAGGATGCCTAAATCTCTTAGGATCACATTCTTTTTAGTCTCTTGCTCTTTTAATGTTTGTAATTCTTTTTCTTCTAGTTTCATAATTATAAATTTTGAGTTATCCTCAAAGATACTAATTACTTTCTAAAGCCTCTACTCTAGCAGTTAGCTCTTTAATTAAAGTATGTGCTTCTTGCAAAGCTGCTGTAAGTAGAGGTACTAATTTGCTTTGATCGATTCCCTGATAAACAGGAACTTCTCTAGTTCCCATAACAGCTTCACTAACCAAAACTCTTTCTGTGTATTCTTCTTGTGCAGGAGTTACTACATTGCCATCATCATCTAGCACTTCTTCTACAGCAGGATGAACTACATCTTCATAAACAGCAGGAGATACTTCATACTCTTGAGTCTCCACAGCATCTTTTTCTCCGCTAATAGCTTCAGGTACTACATCGGCTACTTCGTGAGCAAGGAATCCATCTACCGTTTTGTCAGCATCTGCAATAAAGTTAAAGCGACTTGGTTTTAGCGCATCTACTCTATCTAAAGCACCCTCCATAGGCACTACGTTTTCTTTTAGTCGGTAGTCAGAAGTTGTGTTGTAAGCAGTTGAAGAGCCACTTGTGCTAATTGTACCTACTACACCATTTGTATTATAAAAAATTACTAAACTATTAGCTGATGTTGTTTGTGTGGATAATAAAAGTGTTCTCCTATCATTAGTATCAACCACAAAAGATGCGCCACCTTGTGTAGAGGAAGCTACACTTGCACCAGTTCCGATATAGAAATCCCCCCCACTCGTTATGCGCATTCGTTCGGTGCCTGCCGTATTAAAAATAATTCTTCCAGCACCATCAGTAACACCTACTCCATCGTGGTGCAAGCCACCTTCAATAATTACATCTCCAGCCCTTATCCCAAGACCAGTATTTACACGTGCTAATCCTGCTGATATTCTTACATTACCTCCTTGTTGGGCTTGTCCAGATGCCCCAGTAGGTTCAGCATTCGCTCCTTTTATTAGTAATTCTCTTGCTGTTGTAGAATATGGGTTTGTTGGAGATTGTTGTATGCCGATAGTAGAAGTTCCAGTAGTAGAGTATGGAAAATTAATATTTCCATTTACAGTTAATTTAGCAGTCGGACTCGTCCCTATTCCTACGTTGCCACTTTCTTTTATAATAAATAAATCACTTGCAGCGTTATTATGCCCAACAACAAAAGCCCTATCCGTTTGATTATTGTCACTATCTATGTCAAATCTTATTGAACCGACAGATTTAATATAAGCACCATTAGAATATCCATCAATAGCTATTTTTCCATCGGATTCTATGCGCATAAGTTCACTACCACCTGTATTACCTGTTCTTCCTGTTCCAAAGACAATAACAGAATTTTCAGGAGTATTGTTTGAATCAACATTAAAGTATAAAGACTCTTGAGAGTAAACATACCCTGAAGAAATACCCTCTGAACCTAATTCTAAAGAACCATTGTTAATTTTAACATTCCCACTCGAGTCTATAACCATTCGGGGGGTGTCAGAAGTGTATAATTTTATATCTTTAGCTTCTAAATTGTTAATTATAAAATCTCCATCTGAATCAATACCCATAACGGTTCCATCGTTTGCGGTAGTTCCAGTTGTTCCGTTTGTAAATTGTTGGTAAACTGGGGTTAAAGTACTTGAATTAGATAAATTAAGCCTATAATTAGGACTCGTAGTGCCTATTCCTACGTTGCTATCTGTGTTTATATAAAAAGGAATAACAGCACCCTGTCTTATTCTAAAAGCATTACTTGCTGCTAAATCAATACTTGCTAAAGAAGCACTATAACCAAAAGTAAACGCACCACTATTGTTTCCAATTTTAGCAATATCAGAAGCAGTTCCGCTATTTACTTCAAGCGTTCTTGTTGGACTACTGGTACCTATTCCTACGTTGCCACCAAAAGGCTGTAAACTTAAAGGTCTTGATGCTCCTGTATTACCAGACTGTATTCCAATAGTGTCAGTTGAGGCATTAGCATAACCAATCGAAATACCATATTCACTTGAATGATTTGCAACTATTTTAGCAGTTGCGTTTGATAAAAAACTTGAATAGTCAGAAGAAGTAGTTATACTTCCGTGTTTAACGTGAATCCCCGCGCTCGGATTATCAGTCCCTATTCCTACATTCCCACTCGAATCTATCGTCATTCGGGGGGTGTTGTTAGTACCAAAAAGCAAATTAAAAGCACCAAGTGTCGTAATCCCTGAAGTTGTGTTTCCGTAAATAATAGCACCGTCAGCACCAACATTCAATAAACTACCGCCTGAATAAGCAGAACCATAAACTAAATTGTGCCATCCTTTAGAATTATCATTGTAAAATTTAGATGAATTATAACTTGTTGAGGACGTAGAGGTAGATTTGATAGAATCACCACCTCCTGT